TCGGTTATAGTAAGTAAATCGGCAGAGGTGTTATATATTAACGCTCCGTTATGCAAACGAAAATCCGCAGTCCCAAAGGTCGCAGCATTAAAATCAAGTCCATAATCCCATGTATCTGCTCTCGTTCCCATTATGGCAGAAGAAGTAAAACCCGCTGCGGATTTCTCGGCATAATAGTTATATCCTTGCGCTATTGTCGCTGTATTGGCTCGTTCAAGTATGGTTTTATTTGCAATCGCTGTTCCTGCAAATGTTGTAGTTTTACGAATACTTACCTTATTAAAAGCTCCAATAAGATTACTGGTAGCATCCGACATGTCCCTATCAAGAGTAGCTTTTGATTCACTACCATATAAAGAACGTGCGTCAGTTATTGCATCACCCTCTCCAAGTTGCATTGCAAAAAACCCGCCTTGCATTTGAGATTGACCATTAAACGGATCAGAACCTGTCATTTTGCCTGTACCACTGAGAATATGTTGTCTATCCAGTGTAGCAATATCTGTGAGGGATTGAAAATATGAAGATCCTAAGCGCCCTGTATAGATAATATCATCTGCGGAAGGATTATTAATTGTATTGCCACTATGTAACTTTAGGTCATTATCAACTCCGGTTATCTTAATCCCGTCAAACCAGTCCAGTCCATTTGACTTGATGTAAATTCCTGAATAATTAGCACTCGCATCAATCGAAGCACTTGCATGGATTGAGGCATCAACCGTAAGACCTGTCACTTGCTCGGTTGCCCCTACTGTGAAATGTTCCCCTGATTCTACTGTTGCAGAAATTGCATCAAAAGTTCCTCCTCCACTTAATGTTGATGTGCCTGATTGTTCAGCATAAGCCCAAAGTCCGGCATGAACTCCGTCTGCAATATCTACATCTCTTAACCTGAATTGGCTCTCGGTTCCTACCATTGTGCTTTGGTTTGTCTGGTTAGTTGTCATTGCCAACATTCTTGAATAAGTACCCGCAAAAACTTTCCCGGCTGTTGCTGAATAATCAACCATACCATACATACCCAACCCGGCGTTTGTATTGCTTGAACTTTCCGGTATAATAATATGATTCAATGAATAACCCCATTCACCTATCGAAACCGTACTATCAAACATTGACTTACCAGCTACATAAAGGGTATCATTTACAATTAAAGTATCAGTATTAATATATTCGGCATCAATAGAATCTACATCCAGTGTTCCGAGTTCTAAATGTTCGGCAAATAGACTATCTGCATAAATATGACTGAATGGCAAATCAACAGTTCCGATATAAGCCCCTAAAGAATCATCAGGAATTATAAAATCATTAATTATCAAACTGTCAATGACTGCATAATTAGATACCAATGTATCAATATGTGCTGAATCGCTTACATAAAGATCATCAGTATATGTTCCATGCCAATAGCTTCCAGGCCCCCCTAGATCATGACTTATATGAGTTTCTGGCTCGAAGCTGGCATTTGTATGTATTTCGCCATTCGTCTCATTCTCAAAATATTCATCATTACCTAAAAATAAAGTATCCTCAATTTTGACATCAGGAGCCAGATACCACAGTGTAGCTGTATTATCATGCATAAGCATTGTCCCGGTTCCGTTATCTTCTAATGCTGATTCACCGTTACCTAAAAGTTTATTACTTAAAACGATATTCCCCGTTTCGGCTCCTGCAGCTAGTTCAATCCCATCACCCGTATTTCCATAACATTCGTTGCTCGAAATAACATTGTAAGTAGCTGCATCACTTAGATATATTCCATCAATAGTATTTGCACTAAAAATATTTCCTGTCACAGTACAATAATCGGCATTATAAAGATACAATCCGTTGTATGTACTTGCTGAAGAGGTGTTCCCGGTTACTGTTACATGATCACAATCCATTACCACAATACCGCCGCCACCCTCACCACTATCATCATTAGTACTTGTATTGCCTGTAATACTAGCATAAGGTGAATTATCAACAAATATTCCAGATGCAGAGTTTCCCTCTGTTACGTTACCTGATGCAGTACAATAATCAGAACTTTCAAAATAAATACCATATTGATTTGTACGACACGTATTACCAGAGGCAGTATTACGATGTGCGCTTCCCGTAAATTCTATACCACAATTAGTATTTCCTGTTAAGGTATTCCCCGATACGGTGTTATCTGTTGATCCATTTAATTGTATTCCTTCCCCACCGTTTCCGGTAACGATATTATCATCAACTGTATTAGATACACCCAAAGCCATAAGGATACCATGAGATGTACTTGCAGATACAGTATTCACATTACAATTACCATATTGATAATCTCTTATTGTTATACCTACACTTCCGGCACTCTGCACAATATTATTTATAATATTCATCCGTATCATAGTATTAGCGGCATCCATATCAACAGATATGCCGTTATCATCAACATCCAGGATATTACAATTTTGTATAGTTACGTCCGTAATATTTGTACCTTCAATGTGGATACCGTCTGAATCGGAATCTAAAATGGACACATTTCTTATGACTGTTCCATCAGCCCCGTTATCCAGGAATATACAATGCGATGTTTTACCGCCCCCGTCCTCTGTCTGAATAGATAGATTTTGTATTACGCATCCTGTTTTACCTGTAATTGAGAAAGCGTGTTCCCCGGTTGCAAGTCCGTCCCCGTCAATTATTGTCGAACTGCCCTGACCGGTTACAACAACATTATCATAACCGATAACAATTGGATCGGTTATATCATAAGAACTACCGTCAATAGGAGTGACAATAATCATCATTGATCCATCAACAATATCAGCAACTCCTTCGGGAATGGTATTGTACGGAAGCATATAAGTCCCCGTTTCCCTTCCCGTCTGGTTATCTTTATTAACCCATATCCAGTTCTGAACTGAATCGAGCAAAGGATCCAGGGATAACCAAGGATCAATGTTCATGATACCACCCTGAAATGTTCCGGGATCAATAACAATAACATCCTGCGCAAATAATTTTAATGGCAGGAATAACAATAAAAATAGAAGTATTTTTCTCATAGCAATTGATTTTTAAAACCTGTCGAATGATATAAATATAGGATATTTTAACCCGGCTGTTGATGAACCTTTTATAAGTTTAATTTTCAGCCACGGCGCTGACAGACCTGACAATCTCTCTACCCGGCATATTGTATCCGGGAAATTTGTTAGATCCAGTACCATAGGATTATTCCAGCTTTGATATTCTCCATAAAGGGTATCGTAAGCAATCCGTGTACCCCCGAATCCAAGTGTATCATCCAATCCATCTGAAAGACGGAAATCAACTTCACAATAAAATGACCCCCTGGCATAGCCCTGAAATGTAAAGACTGAATCAGCCCCCACTGGAACAACCAGCGTATCTGATTGAGTTTGAAGTTGCGCAAATCCTGAAATCATCAGGAATGAACAAGTTATTAACAATAGTAATTTTTTCATGATTATAAATTTTAAATATAAAAACATTTATTATAGTTATCTGAAGGCCAACATCGGCGTGGTAAGGGATCGGCATAATAATAAGGAAATTCACTACTGTTTACACTAAGGAATTTCTGGCACTCTTCCCAATATTTGAATGCTATTTTGCGAAAATCTTTATGTAAATTTTTTTCATCACCGTTATTTATCTGCCTTGATTCCTCAAATTGCTTATTCACAAAGCCCCCGTAAGTATCTTTTATAGCAGAAATCTTTACATATCTGGCATAAGCGAAGTATGCAAGTACGTATTTAAGCCCCTCAAAGTAATAAGTCACCGAATTATATGTGTAAGTATCCCCTGCCAACAGTGCCGCATTCCATGTATCGGCAGGATTCTGTATAATATCCTGGTAAAACTCAAATCCTAATAGCTTCTGAAGGTCCTCAACTTGCGTTTCTTCCATGATTTGCTCAAATTTCGTCTGCGGAAAATTCGCAGCAATAGGTTTTATTGTCTGCTGGTTAGCGTATGTCCATAATAGTGCTGCCATTATTCCCCCTTTTTTGTTAATTCGAGCATCATAGGGCCAGATTCGCTTTTTACCCCCAGGATAATAGGCTCAATAATCCAGTCTTTTTCTCTCAGGTCATTGTTTACCCATCTTGAAAACATCTCTTTGAATGATTCGGAAATGGTTTTCCTTAATTCCTGGGTCATTTGGTTATAAAATTCCGAAGCTTGGAATAATGCTTCGCCTGAAGTTGTACCAAGTTTGCTATCTTCATAATCAATAAGGATTTGCGGGATAGCATTATAAGCCTTGCGGATATTATTGATACATGACTTTTCATAAGTCTCAAAAATCTTGTCATTGATATTCTGATCGATCTTTTCAACTTTGATATTTTCCCCTTCTTTCAAATCTCCGTTATCATCAAAGGTGCCTTCAATAACCATGAATGAATATTTGTGACCGCCCCCCTGGAATTTTAAAATATTATCTTTGAAATCATCAGCATCTTTCTGGCTTTCAAACTTGGTATGATGGATGATATTTTTCATGAAAAATCCCCGTCTCAATTCACCATTTTTGAACATTGATATTTCATGCTCAGTATCAGCATCATAATGAACTGGATCAATTGGGGATAATGGATAGATATAATACTCATCTAGAAAATTAAAAAACATCTGGCCTTTATATTTTTTTATATCCCCGGCTTTTTTAACTTGGTCTTTGATAACATCAGAATTCATGTTCCATACATGGACAGGAATAAAATCTTTCTTATTGATTTTCTGACTCTTGGAATAATCCCAGTTATTATATACAACAACATATCCGGAATAATCCTCTGAATCCTTGAGTCCGAATCGGCAATTTTTAAAATCTTCATGAATAAGGGCAGTCACATTGAGATTTGCATCAAATTGACCCCTGACATAATATCCCGAATAATATGCAGTTGATGTAGCGATTTGTCGGAGTAGTTTAAAGGCTGTTATCGGTCTGTTATAATGATCCCTGCCTATTACAACTTTATTCAGGGTTTCATCTTTAAATCCTTTACCGATTAAAAAACGGGATAACATACGTGATGAAGATTTCGCAGTTACTGACCCGTTAATAAGCCTCTCCATACGATTAGGATAGGCGTTGTCTATATCATAATTTTCAATGCCTTCCCTTTTTCGCCGAACTACCTTGAAGGGTTCCGGCAATTCTCCAAGTGTTATCTTTCTTTGTTCTGACATTATTTAGCATTATTCTTTTTCTTTTTGGTTGCTGCTTTTGCCTTTGGCTTTTCGGCTTTTTTATCTTCCATTTTCTTTGGTTCATCAGCAATTTTTTTCTCAGCTTCCTCAGCTGCGGTTTTAACCTTCTCTTCCCCTTCATCAATAGCTACAAGGGCTGCCTCACGGGTTTCCTCCACGAGTAATTTAGGTACCAATTCCCTTGCCTCATCAAATTTCTCAGCATCAATCAAAGCAATGATCTGATTCTCGAATTTCTCATCTGTCAGGGTATTCTCAGCATCAGTAATATCATGATGTGCTTTGGCTTTGGCTTCCAGGATTGCCCTTTCTTTTTCATTCAAAAAAGCACCAACTAAAGCAGGGAATTTCTTAATAGCATTTTTAGCAATCTGATCCGTTAGTGTATCATTGTTAAAATGAGTATGATTATAATACAAAACCTTTCCGGGCTTCAGAATATATTTTTTGTCAAGATAGCTTTTCTGTTCCATCGTTTTATTTTTTATCATTTTCAGTTTTTCATAATAGTTTCTATGTTGTTTTTCGCAATCCGTAACAGACAAATGTAATAAATTTTGTGATAATTGCAAAAGTTTTATTATCAAATCCCCGTTCTGTTTTATTTCTTCAAATGAATGCGAAAGTAATTTATCCAGTTCATCCATTATACGCCCGGCGTTTCAAGGGCCAGGAGTGCTGCTGCTGCTGCTGCATAAGTATCAGCAACGGGCCAGAATACATACCTTGAATATTTCTCCTCTTCACCTTCACGGCTTGCAAATCCGTAAGTCGGTATACTGTGATTATCAAGGGCTTTCCATGTTGCTGCAACTTTATGCAATCCGTTTTCAAATCCAAGTATAATAAATTTCCCTTCAGTATACAGATCAGCAACTTTCTCCCCGCCTTCCAATTCCAGAACAATAACAACATCGGACATATTATCAATATTTTTTATCGCATCCTCATCACGCTCATAAGGTTGTATTGTAACAGAATGAGTAAATAATCCTGGCAGATTATCAGCTACAACGGCATCGGCCCCGGCATTCATTTCGTGTTTTATGGCAGTTATTGACCATGCCTGTTTTGTTGATGCATTAGCTCCGGCGGTAACAAGGGGTGTTCCTGATCCTCCTGTCCAAGTAATATCTGCACGGTTAAAAATCCATCCCTTAACTGCTAGTCCCTTTGCTGGAACATTTGTGCAAAGGTTAGTAATTACTGCTGCTATTTTTGCTAAACAACTCATATATTAAGTTTCAAGTGCTACTAAGGCTGCCAGGGTTGTATCATAATCAGTATCCCAGAATACATACCGACTGTATTTTTCTCCCTGTCCTTCTTTTGTTGCATATTCGTATGTAGGAATTCCATTATTATCATTAGCCCTATAAGACATTGATACAAGATGTAATCCTGTTTCATATCCCAGGACAATAAAACATCCCGTAGTTTTTGGTCCCTTCAACTCCAGAACAATAACAAGATCATCAATACTATCCAGTGCCAATATATCAGCAGCTTTGCGCCCATAGGGCTGGAAAGAATAATTATGAGTAAAAAGATCAGGTAAGTTATCAGCAAAAACACCTTCAAAACCGGCATTCATTTCCTTTTTTACTGCTGTTATAGGATAAGCAACTGTTGCTCCTGCCATTGTAGCTGCTGTAAGTAGCACGACATTTGCCCCGTCGATAGTCCAGGTAACATCAGCCCTGTTTATGATCCACCCTTTTACTTCAAGTCCTGAAGCCGGAACATTAGTACAACTGTTTGCAATTACCTGAGTTATGGCTGATAAGCATCCCACTGTTTGTTATTTATAATTGTTATTAATATGCTACTGCTGCAAGATAATTTTCAAGCAATTTACAGTCAATATAAAAAGCTACATCGCTGTAATGCTTTTTATCGGTTCTATCGTAGAACATATCCATGTTTTGCATATCACTTTCATCACTCGTTCCAATCGGAACATTATTGACCGGACCTAACAGGATACGATGAGGCAAGTAATATTTTGCTCCGGTATCAAAACTCGTTCTGATATTACGATCCCAGTCAAACCTGATAACAATAGGAATTCCTCGGTATGTATAACGATCTGTTCCTTTGCCCTCTTCAGTTCTTTGCAGGGTAAAGGCCAGGGATTTATCTTCAAGGTACGATAGCCAATTCTTAAACAGACTATCTGTCATCTGAAAAACAAGCCCTCCTACTTGTCTTGCTCTTGTATCCAGATTATTATAGCATCCACGCATAGCAAGTAAAGCCCGGTCAGCAGCAAGATTATCCTGTGCGGCATAACTGGCCCCACCGTTTTCAGCAATTGTATAACGTGGAGTTGTCCCGGCAGCAACGGCAGCAATCAATTGATTCCACAGTCCATCAAGCATAGTGAAATAGGCTATTGTTGTCCCGGCGGTAAGGTTCCCACCTGAAGCAATGACATTTTCACTAGTATCGGCGAATGAAGTAATCCTTAAGATAGCTTCAATTGTTGCATCAACAACACGATCGGCAATAAATGCGACCTGTTCATTTGCCATATCTTCCCAAGTCGCCAGTGCTGATTGTGAACGTTTCCACATTTTGAAAAGCTGGTTAATATCTTCCTGGCAATGGGTTAATCGAAAAGCAATTAACATTGGATCCCAGAATTTTTCACTTGCAGTAATAGCCTTTGTTTCATCCATGATGGTACAACTGCCGGTGGACTTTTTACCAACCATTCCAAACATCCCGTAAAAAGGAATCTGCGTTTTCATCTGGATACCTGTTGCAACGAGATGAGCATCGGTTAATACTGGCTTGGCATATACCTTTTCAAATATAGCCTCGCTGGTTAAAAGAGCTTCCTGCTCATTGATTGTAAGTGCTGAGAGATCAATTAAACTAGCCATAATATTTTATTTTAATAGTTTTATATTCTGTTAATTATATTCCAATTATAGGTTTTCCGGGAACTTTCATTTCTTCACCGTTTCCGGATTGTGAAACAGAAGCCTTCCCAAAGGTGCTTATATCTGATTTTACTTGTGCTTTCATATCTATAACTTCCGTTTCCAGGTCTGCAATAGCTTGCTCATTGGCAGCCTGAAGATCGGAGAGTTGTTTTTTCAAATCTTCATTTTCAGCTTTAAGCTGCTTCATCTCTTCAGTATCTTCTTCTTCAGCTTCCTTTATTTCGGTAAGGGTGCCGGCAGCAAATACAAATGTTTTACCGTCAGGCATTACATATTCACCTTCAGGAACGCCACCGCCTTCAATAGTCGCTGTCATGTCAACAGCAATTTCCTCAACGGATTCAATCTGATCACCAAAATCAAGAACAGTCCCATCGGCTGCTGTAACAGTTAAGGCCTTAGCCCTTGATCCTTTGGCTAATCCTAATTTTTTTAGCAAATCTGTAAATCTGTTGTCAATTTTTTTATCGAGTTCTGAATTATCCATGGTTGTATTTTTAAGTTTAAATTTTGCTACTGCTTTAATAGTTGTAATTATATCGGTGACAAATCCCAAATTCTTTGCTTGCTCTGCTGTCATCCATGTTTCTTCTTTCATCATCTGATCAATGGCTTCCCGGTCTCCGCCTGTTTTGGCTACATAGAAATCAATGACTTTATCTTCAATGGCTTTAAGCTGATCAGCATATTTCTGAACATCATCTGAATCCCCCCAGGCATCCCCCCAGGGATTATGTATCATAAATTCTGAGTTCTCAGTGATTAGCCTTTTCGATCCTGCCATTGCTATCACTGTTGCTATGCTTGCACATAGCCCCTCGATACGGGTTTCAATTTCAACACCTTTATCCTTACCATGTGCAACCAGAATATCATGAATCCCAAAGCCCTCATCAACATCCCCGCCGGGACTATGAATATGAACAATCAATTTTTCAGCATCAATATTATCTTGTATCTGCTGAGTTACTTGCTTGATATTCACTTCTCCCCAATCTTCAGCACCTTTGTCCTGCCAGGGAGAAATTATACCTTGTATAAATATGTGGCCTTCGCTCATTTATTCAATAGTTACTTTTAATTTCTTTACTTCATACGGGACTATAAGAACGGTATCAAGTGATATGCCGGTTAAAATAAATTTTAGCCATGCTCCTGTAAAGTCTGTTAATTCAACAGTGATACCCTGAACATCCACATCCGTTTCTAATGTATCCCGTTCTGCTGTTATTTCTTCCCATACAGACGCATTGATATCATTTGTCCGATATGCAGCAACGGCAAAATAGGATGAATCCCCATCTGTAGCAGTCCCCGAATTGTGAAATGTTGATTTGAATTGGATTGAATAATCCCAATAGGGACCGAGAAAAGTTGAATAAACAGTAAGGGCATCTGCCTTTCCGGTAATTGAATCGGCAGTCAGTGTATTAAATTCACGCAATGATCCCTGTGAGCCTTGAGAAAACAAACTCAATGATATTGCCAGGGAACAGATTAAAAGCAAAATAAATTTTTTCATGCTATTATTTTTTGAATTATTTCAAAATGTCGAAACAAAAATACGGCAATAATTTTGTTTTGTCAATAGCTTTTTTATATCTTTGCGTGCATATACGCACAAAATGATATTGTCAGCTCGTGAATATGCTAAAAAGTATGCAGGGAATTGTTCCAGGGATACCGTGATACGCAAAATTCAGCGTGGACTGTTACCCACAAATCACATAGGTAAAAAAGTTGGAAGGGATTATATTATCGAAATCCAGGATTTATCCCATCTCAAAGATTATGATATTACCCTGAAGAAAAAATCTAAACAGTAGCTACTTTAGAAACTGAATTTTGTCGCATCTGTTTATTTGTAACATCCTCAACGACCAATATCGGCGGAGATTCCTTGAGTGCTTCACTCATTGCCTGTTTTATTGATGTTGATATTGAATCAGTAATTCCACTTGTTGTCAGTCCCCCATTTGCTTGCGCTCCTGCTGTTGCATATTGTCTTGGAATACTACCTGTTGAAATAGAAGGTCTTCCTCCTCCACCTCCGCCACCACTTCCGCCACCTGGAGTTTTTACTGCAAGTATCTTTTTTACATTAGCAAGACCCATGAGGACAGCGGCTCCTGCTGCTGCAATACCAAGCCCGGGACCAACAACGGGAATCCCGGCAAGGGAAGCATAAGCTGCTTGTGCTCCACGATATGTATTTATTGCCGTTTCAGATACTGCTGCCAGTTTGCCTATCTTTGATTGTGCACCGAAAAGACCCACAATTCCCTTTAAATAACTTTGTGCAATATCAAGTTTATGTTCACTGACAAGCTCGGCAAGCTCAATATCCACTTCAGCTACTTCCTGATGAACAACTTTTAATGTTTGTGATCTTGCTTTTTCCTTTTCAACATCAGCATCTTTGATCTCATTGATAGTAAGAGATTTTATTCTTTCAAGTTGGATTTCATTATCAACGGCTTTGGCTGCTATAAGTGCTGATGCTTCAGCGGCTTCTAATTTTTCTTTTGCAGCTTTTATTTCAACGGTCTTTAATTCAGAAG